TGAACGTATTGCTGAACTCACTAATAATATGGTAGCGGAAGAACAAGAGCTGTTCGATGAACAGGGTACTGATCAGTTAGTGGCATTGCGTGAAAAAGAATTAGATATACAAGAAGCGGAGGTTCAGCGTAAAGTAAATGAAGGAAAAGAAAAAATAAAATTAGATCAAAGGAAGTTTGATCAAAAGGAAGATCTTCAAACCCAGAAGATAGATTCGATTGAAGATATTGCTGAACTTAGAGCTCGTGTTTCATTAAAAAAAATGCAAGATCAGGAAAAACAAAAAAAGATGAAATATGAAAGATAAATTAATTAATGAGGTCTATACAAAAGCTCGAGAAATTATCGAGACAGAAAAACTTAATCCTATTGATTTTTCAGGCGCTTTAATCAATGTAGCCAAGCTTATCCTTGTGGAAACTGTAGGAGCCAAAGAGGCAGAAATCTTATTTGATTTTGCTGATAAAAGTTTTATAATAGACTCTAAACAAATAACATATCACTAAAGGATAGATTATGGCATTAAATAACCCTAAACCAAAATATATTAATGGTTCCTTATATCCTAATGCAAAGATGACTGTGAGTAAGGACATGAATCCTTATGCAGGGAAATTTGTTAATCAGGAAAAAATTATTGATACCTACACCGCTAGTGCAGAAGGTCCTAAAGTTAAACAAAATTTAGGTGGTGGGCCCAAAGGACAACGCAGTAAAATGCAAATTAAAAAAGTACCATTTAAAGGTCTTTTTTAATGGAGTGTAAAAACTGCGGACATGGTTGTCATTGCAGTGATGGTAGTACATGTCAATCATGTAGTTGCAATAATTGTGAACATAAGGTAGATTGACGATCTTAAAAAGGAGGTTTCTATGAAACTTTTAAAAGATCTATGGACGCACTTAAAAGAGTGGTCGGATTGGTCCATGAAAGATTGGATTAAAGCAGGCATTGTGGCTATCGTAGTTCTGTTCATTGTTTATAAAATGACAGGCGGCGGTGCATAGTGCTTCAGCTTCTCAGCGGCTTATTAGGCGGAAAAGATGGTGCCTTAAAAACAATATCAAAAGTCGTTGACGATTTACATACTTCAGAAGAAGAGAAATTAGATAAAAAAATTTTAATGCAACGCATTCAGCAAAAACTTGCTGAAAAGCAATTGGATGTAAATGCAAAAGAGGCGGGTCACCGCTCCGTTTTCGTGAGCGGTTGGCGCCCAGCAATTGGATGGATGGGAGCCCTGGCTCTCGGATTTGAATTCATTCTTTCCCCTGCGATAGAATGGTATAGTAAGTTTGCAGGATTAAATTTAACCGCCCCTGAGATTCAAACTGGCCCCTTGCTAGCAATTGTCACTTCAATGCTCGGCGTCGCCGGACTCCGCAGTTTCGAAAAAACCAAGGGATTAACCAAATAAGGAGAAAATATGGCAAGATTAACACCCCTTCAACAAATCCAAAAAGAACTAGATAAACTCGATGCTCTCCATGCAAAGGAAGAAGCGATAGTTGAAAAAATTCAAGAGATTATTGAAGATGCTGAAAACGAAGAATAAGTAATGGCAAGATTATCGGCAAAGAATTTAACAGTTCCGCAAATGAAAGCTAATGCAGCTGGTATAAAAGCTGTTATTGCTACTAAGCCAAAAGGAGATCCCACAGGTATGGGATTAAAAGGACAAGATTTAACAGGAGCCGCTGTTAATAAAAAAAAGGGAGGGTCAGTAAAAAAGAAAAAGAAAAAATTAAATATTAAAAAAGCAATTAAGAAACCCGGTTCATTACGTAAAGCTTTAGGTATAAAAAAAGGAGAAACAATTCCAGCTAGTAAATTAAATAAAGCTGCGAAAGCAAAAGGTAAATTAGGACAACGAGCACGATTTGCAAAAACATTAGCAAAACTACGTAAGAAAAAATAATGCCCTTTAAATCAGAGAAACAAAAAAAATATTTATTTGCTAACGAACCAGAGATAGCTAAGAGATGGGCTAAGGATTATAAACACGGCGGTTTTGTAATTGTAAAACCTCGAGGGTTTGGACGTATGCTACCCAAGAAAAGACCAAGAACTAAAATATATACATAATGGCATCAGAAGTATTAGAAAAAAGAATTAAGGATCATGAAGGGTTTATTGCAAAACCTTATCTAGATTCATTAGGAAAGGCCACCATAGGCTACGGCCATCTTATTACCGATGAGGATAATTTTGAAAATGGTAAAGAATATTCTCAATCTCAGTTGCTAGAATTATTTAGAAAAGATTTGGCTCGTGCTGAAAGAGAAGCAGATGATCTTACAGGACACATAGAAGAGTTACATATTGTAGCAAGAGATTGTATTATTGAAATGTGTTTTCAATTGGGAAAAGGCGGGGTGAAAAAATTTGCTAAAATGCTTTTAGCACTTGAAGAACGCAATTATAAAAAAGCAAGTTTAGAGATGCTTGATTCCAGATGGAATCAACAAACACCAGCACGTTGCCAAGAGCTTTCAAAACTCATGGGGAATTGTCGCTAATGGAATTAATCACAATAATAGATTATTTAAAAAACATAATTAAAACTAGACAAGGACAAGTTAATAACGTTATAAACAAGGGTGTAAAAGACTGGGAAGAATATAGATATCTTCTAGGAAAATTACATGCATATAATGAAATAGTACAGGAACTCACGGACCTGCTAAAAAAACAGGAGCAATATGACGAAACCGAAAATTCTGATACCCGAAACTAATATCATAGATATTAACGAAAAACCCTATAAAACAAAAAAAGAAATTGGAAAAGTTCCACAACCTACAGGTTTTAGAATTGTTTTATTCCCTTTATTATTAGAGAAAAAAACTAAAGCAGGTTTACATCTTACAGATGAAACAATAAGTGAAGCACAAATATCAACTAATGTATGTCGTGTATTAAAGGTTGGACCTGACGCTTACAAAGATAAAGAAAGATTTCCAAATGGTGCTTGGTGTAAAGTAACTGATTGGGTTCTTATTACTAAATATGCAGGCTCACGAATTCGTATTGAAGGCGGAGAGCTCAGAATAGTAAATGATGATGAAATACTGGCAGTCATTGATCATCCAAAAGACATTCTGCCAGCAAGTTTATTTTAGGAGAATATTATGGCCGAAGAAAAAATGATTCCATTAGATACAAGCGGAAACGCTGTCGATGTAGATATAAAAGAAGAAGTAAATGAATCAGAAGTTCCAACAGAGGAAAGTAATATTAGAGAAGTTCCGGCGGAAACGAAGGAAGAAGTTAAAGAAGAAGTTAAAGAAGAAGAAGTTAAAGAAGAAGTTAAAGAACCCAAAGATGAGCTAGAAGAATACAGCGCCGGTGTTAAAAAACGTATTGATAAACTTACTCGAAAAATGCGTGAGTCCGAACGACGTGAAGAAGCCGCAATTCAATATGCAAAAAAAGTTCAAGACGAAAATTTTAAATTAAAAAACAGATCTTCTGAAACTGATAAACTCTATGTTTCGGATTTATCTTCTCGTATTGAATCTCAAATTGAAGCTGCTAAAATAAATTTAAAAAATGCTATAACTAACGCCGATGTCGATGCTCAAGTAAATTACCAACGTGAAATTGCCACTCTTACTCAAGAAGAGGACAGGGTAGGTAGAGAAAAAAGAAGATTAGAAAATATTAAACCCGTTGAAGCTCCGGCTAAAGTTTCTCAAACTCCTAAAGTACAGCCCCCGCCGGATAAACGTGCTGTAGAATGGGCAGAAAAAAATTCATGGTTTGGTGAAGATCAGGTAATGACTTATGCTGCCTATGGAATACACCAACAATTAACTGAACAAGAAGGTTTTGATCCTCGTTCTGATGAATATTACGAAGAAATTGACCTAAGAGTAAAAAAAGAGTTTCCACATCGCTTTAAAGATAGTAAGATAGGGGACAATAGTAGCAACTTGAAACCCGTTCAAGCAGTTGCTTCTGCAAATCGATCGACGAAAACTGGACGCAGAACCGTTAGACTCACGCCTTCGCAGGTTGCGATAGCAAAAAAACTAGGTGTGCCATTAGAAGAATATGCAAAACACGTGAAGGAGGCATAATATAATGACTGAAAAAATAAATAAATCCCCACGCAAAATTGAGACCCGAACAGCAAAAGCTCGCAAGAGAGGATGGGTTCCTCCTTCAAGTTTAGAAGCACCCGAACCACCCGAAGGTTTTCACCATCGTTGGGTTCGTGCCGAATTTCGTGGCGAACAAGATGAAAAAAACATTTTGGGTCGTTTACGCTCAGGATATGAATTTGTTAATATAAGTGAATATCCAGGCAGAGTAGATCTTCCTTCCATTTTAGAGGGAAAATATAAAGGTGTTATCGGAGTTGGAGGGTTATTATTAATGAGATGTCCGATCGAGGTAAAAGAAGACAGAGATAAATACTTTGAATCTTTAACCGATGATCAAAAAGCATCCATTGAAA